CATCCGCATCTGTAGCTAATAAATGAAAGCTAGCAGTAGTGCTATTATTGTTTGACCCTTTCGATAAAATATTTGGAGTAGTTGAAGTTTCTGCAACTCCTGTGTTTCCTATAACTATTCTTCCATTTGAGAATAACGTAGTTGAGCTTGCTGCTTCTTCTGTAGTTCCTCCTACGATAACGTTGCCACTATCATTTATAAATACTCTAGCTTGACTATCATCAGTTCTTAAACTCAATCCATTTGAATCTTTTGCTCTTACACTTCTCGTTACAAAGTGACCACTATCTGCCCCTGTAAGATTCATTCCTGCTTCAATTACTAAACCTCCTGCAGATGTTGAGGCAACAGGAGGATTATCAAGAAGTCCTGCATGATGAAGTCTTACTGCACCATCATGAGTAGAATCTGCAAGATGAGTGCTTATAAAGTCATTTCCTCTAATATCTTTAAGATTGAATGAATTACTTTTTATTTTATCAATAAGTACTCCACCAGTTTTAATAGTTATTTCATCTGAGTCAGGACTAAAAAATATAAAGTTATCTGAAGAAACATCTCCAACTAAAAAATCTCCTGCTTCAGTTAAATGTGCTCCTTTTCCTGTAACTTTTCTTGCTGAACCACTAGCTGTATTATCAGCATTAGCGATTGTTACTAAATCTCCTACTTCATATTCAACATATGTTGATAAATTAGCATTTGTAGTTGTGCCTGCCAAGCCGCTCCATCTATTATTTTTTGTTACACTATTTCCTGAGCCTAAATCTGTTATAACAACTACGTCTCCACTTGCTAACAAACTAGCCGCAATACTACTGTCTATTTTTGCAACAGTAGTATGATCTCTTGCAGTGCCCGTACCTGAACCTGCACCAGTTGCGGTAAAAACTGCTCCAGCTGCACTTGCAATTGCTCCAATAGATACAAAATTTGTATTTCCAGGAGAAAGAATTGTATATTGTCTATTTGTTACAAAATTTCCAGCAGTTACACTTGTACTTGGACCAACTCGAATATCTCTTGTTATAACTTTATCCGCATCTAGAAAATCTGTTTTTAAAGTTCCAATATTTGCAATTTCTGCGGCCATTGTTCCAAAACTCGCATAGGTTGCATTTAAGTTTGTGACACTTAAACTGTCTCCTGCAAGTGCATCAGTTGAGCCTGTGCCGACTGCAAGACTTGAAGTTCCAGCATTTATTAAGCCTCTTACTTCGCCCGCAGAGATACCACTTGCTAAAGAAGGTGTTGATCCATCAGTAGTTATTGCAGGATTAGGTATTGTTGTATTTCCTGCAAGAGCTGTTGTAGATGTGGTTCCAAGGGCTAAACTTGATGTTCCAGGAGTGAATCCAAGAGCTGTTGTAACATTAGAGCTTGTAAGTTCTCCACGAATAGTTGCAGAACTTTTATCTTCTACATTTGTCAATCCTACCATTGCTTTAGTAACACCACTTACAGTTCCTGTAAATGTTGGATTTGCAAACATTGTAGCCTTTGATTCATTCGTTACATTGCCAAGACCAACATTTGATGCTGTAGTTCCTGAGCGAATATCTGCAACACTTGTATTATCAACATTGCCAAGACCAACCATTGCTTTGGTAATACCACTTACAGTTCCTGTAAATGTTGGACTTGCTAGCGGTGCTTTTGTTGCAATACTATTTGTAACTGTAGTAGAAAAATCTGCATCATCATTCAAAGCAGCAGCTAACTCATTCAATGTATTTAGAGTGCCGGGAGAAGAATCAACTAAATCACTTATGGCTCCTGTAACAAAAGCAGTAGTAGCAATATTTGTAGTATTATCACCAGCATTTTGAGTTGTTGCAGCACCTGAAATAGTTCCTAAATTAGTACTAATATCTGAAAGAGAAGAAACACTGATTTTATCTGCTGTAATTGCATCATCTGCGATTTGTGTTTCTGCAACACTTCCATCTGCAATTACATCTGGTGCATTTTTAACTTCACCATCTGTCTTCGCATAAGGTACAAAATTAAAAGAGTTATCAGAAGATTTTTTAAATGCTCTTGCAATAATACAGTCATTGATATAATCAATTCTAATATTTGGAATAAATCCTTGTACACCACTATGTGCTGTATCTGTTGCTTTTGCTAAGTATAATACTGTATTGCTTTCAACTGCTGATACTTCTATCTCTTCCGTGCCTAGTTTAAGTACATCACCTTGTACTATTTCACTTGTAAAAGAAGTTCCTGATCCAGTAACTTTTGATCCTTTTGCTGCTTTTGTAAATGTACCAGTAAGTGCACTTCCAAAACGAGTTGTGCTACTACCATTTCCAGAATCATAGAAGTATGGAGTACCTATACCATTTGGTTTATGATATCTTAATAATTTTATTTTATCATTTGTCTCACTATTATCCAATAATAAGTAGTAGTGATCAATAAGAAACTCACCCGTAATATTTCCCTCTGTAGTACTTGTTGCAACCATACCTGAACAGTCTTGACTATGAGAAAGTGCATTCGATGTTCCCACGGTATCTCTTCCTCGAGTGCTTGGATGTTTGAATGTATATGTTGAATTTTTGAAAGAGAAAGAACCCGCATTTGACATTTGCATGCCAGCGTTTACATCACCCGTATATGGTATACCTTTTTGAGTTCGTGGAATTGGCTCATCAAACTTATCAGAAACAGTAACAGTAATTATTTCTGGCTCAGAAACATTATCAAGAACATTTACTACTTTTACTGCAATTTTATGTGTTCCAATAGGTAAATCTTTAAAAGTAAAATGAGTTGTTTCTGGATCCATTACACGAACATGATTTTCTCTATCTATAAATGGATGTGATATTTCAAATCCTGCTAAATGTTCATATACTCCTGGGACACCGCCAACCTCTGTAGGAGGTATCCAATGAAGCTCAAGAACTTCTCCAAGAGCTATATTTGTCATCTGATTTGTTGCAAAAACGCTTTGAACAGGTGGTACAGTATCTGTAGCTGTAACTGCTGGATATACTGTATCCGCAACATATGTATTAAAATCTCCATCTACTGAATCGAATTTTTCATTATAGAACTCAACTGCTGTAATTTCAAATATATTTTGAGCTCTTTCCGACATTGAAAGTATTTTGTATTCTTTTGGAGAAGCTGTAAGAGTGTCTCCTCCACTATTAACTTCTGTCAAACCCCAAATGGCTTCTGCATCTGGTGTTGATGTAAATCCTGAAGAAACTGTAAGAGAGGTTGTTGCTCCTGCAGAGTTATTTAATGTTCTTTTTTCGACACGAGTTGTATCTCCAAAGTTTAAAATTAAATTTTCAGTTGCATTTGCAGTTGCTTTTGCATTTACTGATTTCGCAAGTGTATCAATAGTTTGTAAACTATATCCACCAGAACCATCATCAAGAAAGGCTTGTGGTATTAAATCTCCTGCTTCATAAGCAACGCTATCAATTGTTACATCAGAAGTTGCAAATGCACCTGGTGTAACAAAAATAATAGATAATTCATATGAGCTAGTACCATTTATAGTAACAGAACTATCAATTGGAATTGTTGTTGTACTTCGTGTTCCTGTATTTGAAATTCTTCCACTATAACGAAGAGTGTTTCTATCAACATCTTGAACATTAATAATATCTCCAGGAATTAAAAAAGAAGCATTTAACGCTGTTGCAAAAGAAACTAATTCTCTTTGATTTGCTGCTGTCCAAAGCTTCCATCTTCCGAATCTAAGTGCTTGTCCTTCTGTAATTGCTCCCATTGCAACAGCATTTTCTGTGATTACTCTATTTTGTTTTACAATATCTTGTCGATCTTCTACAATTAAAGGTTCTGCTTTATAGTTTGCATCAGGATTTATCCAAGTTACAATAACTTGATTTACTCGTGTTTTACTACCCGTAGTTTCATAGCTGAATTGACCATCTATAACATTTGCTTTTGAAAAATTATAGACAGGTCCTGCAGGTGAATCCATAACAGGAAGTATTTGGCCATCAATAAAATATAGCATGCCTCGAAAAATTGTAGCCATATCTTTTAATACTTTATAAGCATCTGCTTGTTTTGTAAGATAAAGATTTGCTGTAAAACGAGGCTCTGTTCCTCCTTTTCCATCGTCTACTAATTCATCACAATATCTTGCAATTTTAAATAATGCAAACTTATCAATATCAGTGGCTTTTAAAAAGTCACCTAATCCATAGCGATTATTAGTAAGAATATCATGGAATATCCATGCGGGATTATTTGTATAAACTTTATTTAGACGAAAAGCTCCATCCCAATCTTGATATGTATTTGTAATTGCACCCGTGCTTACGTCTCGATTATAGTTTGCAACACCATTTGCAGCTTCTTCTCGAGTTACATAATTTGAAGGAACTTGAACTTTTAATCCTCGTAAATGATATGTTCTACTTGGCATGCCTTGAAATTGTTTAGTGCTAAAAGTAGTTTTTGCCATCGCAGAGTATGGATGTGTAACTATATCTTTAATTATACAAGTTACATTACTAATAGATGCTGCAGTTATATTTTGCCAGTCATGAAAAGTTTCACCAACGCCATCAAATCCTGGATTTTCATGACTATCAACTCTATCAATAATTATTTTAAAATCTGCAAAAGGGCGATACTGGTTTAAATCAAAAGACTCTGAAAAAGTAGTAGCATTTGTATACAATCCTGAATGAACAGTATGAGAAGAGGGAGAAACAGTAATTGGTGTTTCAAAAGATCCTGAACCTATTTTTTTAATTGCTATTTGAAATCTATAACGAATAAAAGTATGTTTATTTTTACCTTTTCCACTTACAGCGTAAAAACCATTTGGATATGCAATTACTACACGAGCTTCGTCCACTTCTTGTATTTGACTTGCTGTAAGATTGAAACCAGAAGCAGAACTTGCAACTAATTCTTTAGGTGCCTGACTGCCTGAAAAATTATTACTTTGCTCAATTGTTCCACCAGCACTAGGTCCGCTATTGCTTATTGCTGTTGAACCCTCTCCGCCCTCTCCTGCAAATGGAGTTTGAGAAAGTGTACCAACTCTAAATTGTGTTGTAACACCTTCATAGCTGCTAATTTGAGTTTGAGAAACAACATCTGAATCTGTAACAATTGTACCAGAAACATCAAATCTATAACTTCCTGAAGTTCCTCCCCATGCAGATGCAAGAGTTACTGTTGTTCCACTTACACTTGCAATCTCTACGACTTTATCAACTTCAGCAGTATATGTTCCATCAGGGACCCAAACACCTCCAGGAGCACCTGCTCCTGCTGTAAATTCTGCTACTGTAGCACTTGTTCTAGTTGTTAGTATTCCTTCTCCATCGCCTTCATCAGTTAGACCATTCAAAGAAGATGTTCTTGTTAAACGAAAAGGAACATGAGTTTCAGGTGTTGCTCCTGGTGCCGATAGCATTGTATCAGTAAAAAAGCTTGCTCCTCCTGTAGTTGTAAGAGTTGTTACTATTGCTCCGTCAGTTGTTCCTGCGGCAGAGTTTGATGCAGTTACAGTTTGTGTTCCACTTCCTGCTCTTACAATTAAATATTTTTTACCGTTTGCTGATAAAACTAAAGGAGTTGATCCTCCATTTGTTATTGTTGCAGAAGTGGATCCATTTGTTAAAGTTACTCTTAAAGCTGTTCTACTTCTTGATAAAGCTGCTTGTCCTAAAGGTGCGACTCTGTCATCATTTAAAAATACAGAGGCTTGTCCATCTACTAAACCATATATTGGTCCTTCTGACAATAAATCAGTTACAGCAATAGTTTGTCTATCAGAAATTTTTCTATTCTGCTCTATTGTATTTTTTGGTGTTTGTGGTGGTCCTCGTCTAGCCATTAGTGGTGTTGCGGCATCGCCCCTCCAATTTGATTCATATCTCCTGCTCCAGTTACTGCAACATTATTATTTCCCGGTCTTCCACCATTTATCATATTAATTGATATTGGTCTACCAGGCACTCTTAGTTCTCCATAAAGTAAAGGAATTGGATCTCCTTCTACAGCATTATTTGCTTCTCCTGAAAAAAGATAATTTGTAGGCTCATCTTGATCAGTTGCAGGATCTGGAAGCATAAGTTGTTGAATACCTGCTAATGCTAAGTTTAAACTTAAGCTTGCGACCATTAATCCTTTTCCTGTGGTTAAACTTGCTCCTACAAGCTCAGTGAAAGTTGCTCCTGGACCTACAAAAACTCCTCCTCCTATAGCAGGAAGTGCAAAAAATACAAGAAAAGCTGCTGCAATTATTTTTGCAAAACCACTCTTTGCACCTGCAGGAATCATTGCAATAGTTACATCTCCTTGTTGCATAGGAAGTAATATTTCTTGATCATCAACTTCTTTTCCTGCTGTTTTTATATCAAAAGCAATATCTTCTTCATGACAATTTATTAAAAAAGGTAAAAATTCTGGACGATTTGCATTTATACAACGTATAATGTCTTGATAGTTATCAGTTTGAACAGTAAAACTTCTCCCAAACTTTTCTCCAAGTTCTCCTTGTAAAAATACTTTACGTTTCATGTCTGTATACTCCTGTTATAAACTTTTTCCAAAACGGATATAAACTTTCTCTGCAAGATAATCTATTTTCTGCATGATGATAAAATATATCGTCTCCTAAATAAACACCGCAATGATTTGGTACAGTTTCTTGAATAGTAAATATTATAACATCATTTGGTTGCATATTACCTTCTACTTTTTTATATCCATACTCTTTTATCATTTCATCCGTAAAATAGTTTAATCCTCTATCCCACCAATTATCTTCAAATGCTTTTCTTTCTGGTATTTTTATATCTTGTGTTTCTAAATAATCTCGTATTGCTTCAAAACAATCATTTACACCAAACTCATACTCTCTTCCATATAATGCTTTTTCCTCTCTATTTGGATGTATTATTCTCATATCCATTCCTGGATAACTAAATATATAGTAAGGTACATTCAATGTATTACAATACTTAATATCCATTTCACTAGGATCTGGTGTACCATCTGGATGACTATGTACAACTCCTACTATATCCATTCGATTGCTGTACGCAATAAATTGTTTTGAATCAAGTATAAACTCTTCATTTTCTTTTGCAACATTTGTACAAGGATACCACTCCATTTTTCCTTTTATTACTCCAAGAATACCACAACCTTCTCGAGGATATTCATTGTAAAGATGTTGCTCTATTTCACTTAATAAATGTTGCATATTAAAACTTTAATGTTCCAGGGAAAGATCCAAAAGGCAGTCGTGCTGCTAAATTTTTACTTCCATCTGGTTTTTTATTTGCTGCTGTTAAATCATTTGGTTTAAATCCAAATCTACACTTACATGATTGTAGAGTTTTTCCACAAATATCTGCACGTTCCCAAAAACCCGGCCCAACACTTGGTGTATTATCTGATGAAGAAGTATGATTTCTTAATGCTTTCCAAACTGTTCCTCCAAATAATACTAAAGTATTTTTTAAATATGCAACTGAACTTGTGCTGTGAGTTGTATATTGAAATACTTCTTTCCAAAAAGCAGATGTACTGCTTGGTGTATTTCCTGTTCCTGCAATTATATTTAGCCATATTTGTTGTTCAGCTGCTGTGCCTGTTCCCGTGCCTGAACCTGTTGCTGTAAATATTGTTCCCACATTACTATTGGCCGCACCTATAGTTGTAAAGTTAGTGTTTCCTGCACTGCTAATTTTATAGACTCTTCCTCTTATAAAACTTCCTGCTGTTACAGTTGTACCGCTTGCTTGTATTACATAGTCCACCGTTGTATACGCAGTGCTTGCATTATACTCAGAATAAGTTGTACCGGTAGGAACTAGTGGAGAATCATTTATATCAAAGTAAGCATTATGTGAAAAAGTTCCTGCATTTGTTTTATAATTTATTGATCCATCTAGTTTCCAAGTACAGCCTCCAACACTATTAGAAGTATCGTGGTATCCTTGATACTTCCAACTACAAAACTTTCCTACAACTACTCTTCTTGGAAGTTTTATGTTTTCTAAATCATATGGAGCAGCTACTTCATACGTAAGAGATATATTATCTTCTTTTGCAAGACGATCAATAATATATTCTTGACTTCTAAATTCTACAGGTGGAGTAGCATCTGCACTTTCTCCTACTAAGTATTTTTTTAATGTTCGTCTTCTTACAATTCTTTGTCCAACTAAATCATCATTTTTAAATCCTGAAAGTTCTGATGAAAGTAAACTTCCAATATTTGCTATTTGAAAGTTTGGACGATTTGCTGCTCCATCTGCTTGAAGGTCCAAACCATCTACAATCATTGGCATTGGAATATAAGTTCTTACAGTATATGGAGAATCTTTATCACGAAACTGTATATTTGTAAAATCATCATCAACTCCAGGATGTAAGTATACAATCGTATTATCTGGTAAAGTTATTTCAAATAAATTAATTAAACCAGAATCAATCTCTTGCGATTGTGCATCTGTTGCTATTAAATTTGTCATGCTTCAAAGACTCTTCTCAATGTTACATTTAAAGTATAAAAATTATCATACTCATAATTAGTTGTATACTCTTGTGATACTACTTTTACATCTCTCTCGCCACTACGTGTTGTATTATTTGTATCTGGCAAAGTAAGTGTAAATTTAGTAACATTTTGTTTTGAATCTAAAAATGCTACAATATCATCAATGTCTGCTTTTGGTCGAGTTTTAAATGTAAGAGTATAAGTTTCATTTAGATTATTTATACCATCTACTGCTCTTTGTTCATAGCCATCACCAAACTTTGCAGTCAACACTCGTGGGTTACTTGCTTTTGAAAGTTGTTTATCTGGAGTCGCATATGTACTACCTGTATAAATAAATCCTATTGTCATTATGCTACTCCATACGGGCTAAGTATTCCTCCCGACCTTTTTTGATTTTGTAATTCATTTTGTACTGCTTTTGCAATGGCTCTTCCCATATTTTCAGCATCTGGACCAGAACTTCCCTCTGTAGTTGTTCTTCCATCAGAAGATACATTTACTACAATATTATTTTGTGTTCCTGCTGCTCCTTTTAAATCAACAGGTATATTTCTTCCGTCTGGTAATGGAACGACTGCTTCTGATCCATGTAGTATTGCTGGATATCCTGCATCGGGTCCTCTTGCTACTCCTCCTGTTGAGTAGCCTCTCATTATTCCTCCATGCCTTGCTTGCATTACTCCACCATATCTTGCTGTTGTTCCAAAATCTACAAGATTATCGAGAGAGCCCATTGGAACATTTGTACTAGGCAGAGGACCTCTAGCAAAACCGAGTGCACTTTGTATTACATATATAGCTAACATCTCTGAAATAACTTTTGATAGTGCTCTTAATATTCCTTGAGCCATGCCTAAAAATGCATCTTTTACACTTTTTGTTCCAGTAATTATTTGATCAAAAGCGGCTGTTAAACCTGACTCAAGAGAAGTTGCAAAAGTAGTATTAATATCATGCATTATATTAAGCTCTTCTTTTGCTTGACTTAATTTAATTTCATTCAATGCAATTTGTTGCCCAATTCTATTAATAGCTGAAAGTTCTGCTTCAGTTATTTTTCCATCTTCTTGACTAATTTTCATTTGAAGTGCAAGTTGCTCTGTAAGAAGTCTTGCTTCTAACTCTAATTCTCTTACTTTAAATTGTCTATTTGATCTTTTATTTTGAAATCCAAAAATATTTCCTGCTAACTCTCTTTCTTTCTCTATTCTTAAATTCATTCTTTCATCTTTTTGACGTCGAAGTTGAGTATTTAACTCTGTCATAAGACTTATTTCTTCTTGTAGTCTTGTTATTTCTAATTCTGCTCCGGGTCGTGCTGCTGCAGAATCTTCTGCGATTTTTCTTTGTATATCTTGTTCTTGTTTTAGAGTATTTATATATTTTTCATATTTTGTTTCTGGAAAAAGAGATTGTCTTAAGTCTTTAGCAACTTTTGCATTTTCTTCTTGAATTCTAGTGAGTGATCCAATTTCTACAGCTATATTTTTATAACTTTCTCTTGTTTTATTCAATTCATCTGTATTTTCTGCAGTTCCACTTTCAATATCATTTATTGCTTTTACATAAGCTTGAGCTGCTTTACTGCCTCTTATTTTTGCATCATTACTGTTCTCTATAAACTCTTTTTCTCTTTTTAAAGTGTCTAGTAACCTTTTTGATTTTTCTGGATCCACAAGATCAGCAACTGACATATTTGTAACTTTTCTTGCCTCTGCTAACATATCTCCTGTTATTTCCATTTCTTTCATCGCTTCAGTTTGAAAATTTTGTAATCTTCGACGAGCTTGCTCAATGTAAGAAGTTCCTCCACCCAGGACTCCTCTATCTCCTATTCTGATTTGATTTTCTAAATCTTTTTGTAATTCTTCAAATTGTTTTCTTTCTTGATCTGTCATAGGTGCCAAGGAAGCAGCAACAACTACGTCACCCGCAGCACCTAGTTGTAACCTAGCTCTCATTTTTTCTTCATCAAAACTTTTACTTAACTGTTCGAACTCAGAAGCAGAATAGTTAGACATTGCTCTTCCCATTGCTTCTAAAGTTTGAATTGTTCTGTCACCGTCTTCATTTAAAATATTTTGTATCTTGTTAAAATTTTTGAGTTCTTCGTTAACACTAGCTACTTTTTCACCTAAAAAATCAAATTCTTGTTTTTGCTCTACTGTGGCATCTTTTGTTTTGCGAAATTGCATTACAGTCATTGCAAGTGTTGCAATTAATCCAACATATCCAAGAGTAGCAAAAGCGAAAGAAATAGCTCTAGCAGCTGTTGCTCCAAAGCCTGCAATTCTTGCAAATGCACCTTTTGCTGACATTTCAAATCTTTTTAGCCCTCGTTGTCTCTGTTTTAAAGCGTTTTCATAGTTCATAGCCATTTGTTTATTTGCAGCACTATTTGCTAATTTCATATCATCTAAGTGTTTTCTGAATTTGGTAAGCTCTCTTTTATTTAATACACCTTTCTTTTCAATAGTTTCTTTTAATTGTTTTATTTGTCGATTACTTAATTCTTTTCCTGCTTTTGCTTGTTCAAGTATTGATCCTTTTCGACCAACTTGACCTGATAATATTCCAGAGATTCCTTGTCGTGCAGCTGTTGCATCTACAGGTTTTGCTCCTGCTACTTTTTTTGCAAATTGCTCTGCTTCTTTTGAAGCTGTTCTGAAACTCTCTGTTGCAGTATCAGCAAGTTCTTGAGTTTTTCCAACAACATTATTTAATCCAGGTAGTATTGCTCCAAATACTGGTCTTATTAATAGTCCTACTGCAGCTATTGCTGCTAAAGGAACATCAATTATTACTTGGGCTAAAGGCAAAGCAACTGCAGCTGCTACTTCTCGAATTTTATTTACAATATCGTCAAATGCTTTTCCTAGTTGTGCAAATTTATTTACAGAAGCTCCTGTAATCTCCAATATTCTACTATATTTTTCTTCGGACTGTGTTAGAACTTCATTTGCAACTGCTTGTGATCTTTCAAACTGAGTAAGTTCATCTTTTGTTTTTCCAATAGTTCTTGCATAGTTTTCTGTTGCAGTATCAAGTCTTAAAATAATACCGAGTTCGTCAAGAAGTTCTGGTTCTGCTTTTGTTACACCTCGAACAAGACGATTAAATGAATCAGTAACATCTCTTCCTAAAATAAGGGAGGCATCTTTTGCGGCTTTACCTAAACGAGTTAGTTGTTCAGGATTTAAACCTGATGCAGTACCTATTGCAGCTGCTTGTGCGGCATCTCTAAATGTTACTTGTGCTTCTGTGGCCTCAATAATTTCATTTGTTAATGTTCTCATAGCAGTACCAGTAGAGGCCGCATAAGCAAGTTGTCCTTCTTGTAAACTTTTTAGTTCTCCTGCTCCTTTTAAAAACTGAAATGCTGCTGATACTGCAAAAAGTCTTGCTGCTAAGGTTGCATATGCGGCAACAAGACCCCCTGTACCTTGCTGTAGCTTTGAAAAGTTTTTAGTAGCATTTGAAGACATAGCTGCCGCACCTTTTAAGTTACGATCAGCATTTTTAGCATTCCCAGCAAGGTTGCCCATTTCTTTACCAGTCTTTTTTGTTTCAAGTCCTAGTTTTTTGAGTTTGCCCTTGTCATCAACTGCTACATCAATTTCAATTTTATTTTTTGCCATTAACGTCTTATGTTATGGGTGTAGTTTTTACCACCTCCTGAAGATTTTCTTTTTCTTTCTTCTGCTTTTCGTTTCTGCTCAGCTTTTTCTGCTCGATAATTTATTAACATACTTTCGTACATTTTCATAATTCTTAAAGTAACAACTTTTTCTTCAACTTTATGTAACTCAAAAAAGTATTCTAAACTATTCCAATGTTTTCCAAGATAAGTTCCAGACATTCCATCCCAGTTATCTTCTAATAGTGTAAATATAAAAAATGCCACTTGCACTTCATCTGGAAAATCTGAAGTATCTAGCGGCATCTTTTCGGGATCAGGCTCTTGTCCTAATTCTTCGCAAACTCTTAAATATTTATCTACATCAAGTTGGTCGGATTGTTTTACATATCTTTCAAGTAGTCGTTTTATTTCTTCTACTTGTTCCCAGTAAAATTTTCCAATTCACCTACTGTTTCTGTAACCCACGTATCAAAAGTGCTTGAGTTTTTCATAAGAAGTTCTGCATTTTCTTGAGTAAATAGCAGTTCATCTTCTGGATCAAGAGCAGAAATATCCACCAATAGAAGCTCTTCTAAGTATTGATATTTTAGTCCTTTCCATCCTTTAATTACTGCTTTACAGTATTCTAATAAAAACTTATTTTCGTCTAAGTCTTCTTCTGGTTGGCGAGTCTTTTTATTAAATTTTGTAGTAACACACTTTTTACGTAGTTTTACTAACTCTTCTCTTGCTAAGTAACAAAGATCTACAGACATTCCTGGATAGCCTGCAAAGTCTATTGATACTGTTTTACTTGGAGTCATAAGACTCGCTAATGAAATTGGGGTGTCACTCATGTTTTTTGTCCTTAATTATAAAATTTTATGAATAAAGAAGGGGTGAAAAACGCACCCCTTCTTCGATTTTCTATTTCATAGTATAGTCGAAATGACCAAAAATGTCAAGAAATATTTTTTGTATACTTCATCAAATTATGATAAATCAGCACCTTTATAAGTTACTTTAATTTCATAATTATCAGCTCCAGTACCTGGATCTAAGCTAGCAGGTAGCGCATGGAAGTTTGTTTCTAATGAAATTATATCATCCATTGAGTGTGCAGGTACTTCAAAGTGACACTTAGGAAGTTCTATTTGAACACTTGGTGTTACTGATGAAGCTCCACCTATTCCGAAAGTTAAATCAAAAGAGTTAGTAACTACACTTGTTGCTTCTATTAAGTCTTCGAATAAATCAGCACTTGCTCCTGCAGTATGATCCAAATAACAAGTAAAGTTACCAGAAATAGTTCTAGTACCTGTTACATTTCCAAGAGGCTGATTTACAATTCCTAATGTTTCAGGAGTTAAATAGGTTAAATTATTACTAATTGTAATATTACCGCCTGTTAAAACTAAGTTATAAACACCCGATCCTGCTCCTGGGAATGTGCTTGTATCTGCCGCAGTTATACCGAGATTTGTTAAACGATTTCTAATAAAGTTAGTAGTTGTGGTTGTTCCTTCTGTAATTTCTGCTGTAAAAGATGGAGTTGCTGCTCCAGACTCTGAAATAAGTTTTCCGAATCCTGACCATGCAATAGTTGCAATACCATCAATGTCAAAATCAATAGATGCTTCATTTACTGCACAGTTTGCAATTTTATAACATACATCATTTCCAGAAGTTGCTCCACCTAACTCAAAGTATAAATCAAACTCTGTAAGAGTTGATAATTCTGAAGCTGTCCAGTCTACAATCATTGTAGTATCAGAGTTAGTAATGCTATCATTCCAAGCAGAGGCTGTAGATCCATTTCCTATTGTAAAGGTTGATGCACCTACAAAAAATGCCCAAAGAGCTTCTTCTACTGCGTGTTGTGGATTACCTGATATAGAACCAGAAGGCTCCCATAAACTTGTATCACTTCCTGCAGGCACAGCTCCAAAAGGTCTCATATAAGTTGAAAAACTCCACTCTGCTGGAGCATAAGAATCTGTAAACATTTGACGACTTCTTCGAGATTTGTTAGTTCCTGAAGAGGCTTCTGCCAAAGTTATTTCTGAAGTATTAGTAGCCTGTGAAAAGCTAAAGCCGTCTAATACTGGTATCTCCCAAGCAACTGCTGTGCTGCCTGCTGGAGTTAAATAAACTTTAGTATCTCTACTAAAATAAAATTGAGCTGCCATAGTTTTCTCCTATGTTATCTTGAAAAGGCTAGGACGTGAACGTCTGTTCGTGCCTGCATTTTCTAGTATCGAACCTCAATG